TTTTAATTTCTTTATAAAGCCCACCAATAATGATGGACTCTAAAAGGATTAAATCAAATGGTAGCGTACAATAACTTTAGCTGTACCAGTACCAGTAGCAAAGTTCTGAGTCTTAGCACCAACAAACACACCAATACCAACGATATCAGCAGTAGCAATAGCACTTAAATCTTTAGCAATGCGTTTAGTAACGACACGACCAGTAGCACCAGTTACAACAGTTGCTGCGATATCAGCGTGTAGAGTTGTGCCAGCACCATTAGCAGTGTTCTTATACTGAAGATTAACAACACCACCAGCTGTAAATTGAGTAGCAGTACCTGTTAAATCAAGCACCATATCATCCAAAATAATGGCTTTACCAGACACAGCAGGGATAATTTCCACTGATGTAGTGTATAAAGCATTGATTTGGGCAGCTGTTAAATTAACTGATAAAACTTTAATAAGACTTGAGTCCATATCAGCGTTATCAACATCAGTCATTGAGTTCCAAGACGGAACAGCAACTGTGCCTTGGTTGGCATATTCTTTGCCTGTAGTTGTATCAGTCATAATACAACCGACAGCGAACTTTGAAGCAGCAGTGCTTAAATTACCATTAGACTGACATAAGGTGATTAACCCCTCACTGTTAGTTTCTTGGATTAAGATGCCTGCTAAACTTGCGTCTGTATTCATAAATATTTAGTCCGAAGACTTTAGTTAATTATATTTGCTTTCAGACCTTATCGGGCATAGCGGTCTGAAGTGCCTGCCCGATAGGAACAATTATATTAAATCGTTAAACTATACAGAAATTTTTACATCCAAGAACTTTTTAGCACCATCAGCAAAGGTCTTAATACCAGCTAAATACGAGTTAAAGACATTAGTACCACGGCGGTCATCAGTAGGACGCATATCAACCTTTTTGAAGTTCTGAACAACAACATCAATACCACCTTTCTTACCATAGTAAGAGTGGATGAAGTTATATGTCAAAGCAACATTGGTAGCAGACTCAGAGATAATCAAGCGACCAGAACCAGTACCAACAACAGTTAAAGTTGTAGCAGAACCAGTAGCAGCCAACTTCAAATCCTCAGCAATAATAGCTTGGTCAGCAGCACTCAAAGCAGTGAAAGTAGAAGTGGTAGTACTTGGAGCGTTGATAGCAGCAGCTAAGTTAGTGATAGTAGCAGCAAAGTTAGCACCTAACACAACTTCACCAGCAATAGCAGGACCAGAGCTTAAAGAAGTCTTCAAAGTGAACACTACACCACCAATAGTGATGGTATCACCGTCAGTAGCTAAACCACTTGAGAAAGTCAATACAGCTTCACCAGTCAAGTTATTGGAGATATACAAGTCAGCATTGCGAACTGGGCCACTATAACCGTTCTTGAACACGAAACCAGCCAAATCAATGGATTTACCCATTAAATACTGTTCAATGTCAGAAGCGATATAAGGGTCAACAACCCATACTAAGTTGGTCAAAACTTGGTTATTAGTAGCAAGTTTAGCAGCCATACGGGTAGTCATCTGTGGGACAGTAGTGCTGGATAAAGAGAAAGGAACACCAGTAGAAACACCAGTGGTCAAATCACCAGTATCAAACTTCAACAAAGCACTCTTTGTTTCATACAAAATACGAGCATCCAAATCCTGAGAAACTTTATGGGCAATTTCAGCACCAATCTGTTCACCAGGGTTTAAAGAACCAGCCTGTGTAGCTTCGCCATCAGAGATGTGGAAGACAGCTTCCTTTTCAATATTAACAAGCAACAATTCAGAACTGTCGGTAATGGTATCAATAGTAGAAGGATTACCACGAACAGTAGAACGAACACGAACACCAGAAGTGTCATAAGCAACACGTTCTACGCTTTCACCAACCTTAGCCAGTGCTTCAAAACGCATATTAGCGATTGATTTACCAACCAATGTTTTAAGGAAGGTTTCTTGATAAGAATTATCAAATTGAGGTTTAAAATCCGTTAGGGCCATTTTAGTCTAATATCTGTCTATAAATTAATTCGGGAGAGTAAGCCATCATTGTATTTCTTTTTAAGTTCTGGATTATCCATAATCTTTTGGAAATACTCAGGGTCATTAACTTTTGAATAATCAATACCTTGGTCTTTACCTCCACGAGGAGTAGATGTTTCCATCGTTCGCTTACCGGTGACAGAATTACCGTAGGTCTCCTCAATAATTTGCTGAAAGGTTTTCTTTGAATTCTCAGGCAATAAAGAAAGACTTTTAATTACATTTTTATTAATAACCTTATTATACTCAGGCATCTCTTGGATAACCTTTTCATAGTGGTCATTAAACGCTTTATTAATCTTTTCTTCTCTTTCTCTTGCCTCTAAGGGCTGTAGTTTAGAGTTCAGCTTCTCTTCTACATCATCCTTAGCTTGAGCATAAATAGCAGATGATAGTTCAGTTATGAAGTTTACATCTACATCATACTTCTCTGCGATCTCTTTGAGTGATGCGTTAGCTTCACCCTTAGTAGCGCCTGCTTTGATTTGAGCTTGTAGGTTAGACAACTCTTTTTCCAATGCCTTCTTTTCCTTTTTAGTCTCAAGGAAAGTGTTTAAAGGCACTGTTTTGTCCTCTACTTTGTTCAAAATCTCAGCAACTGTCGGTTCTTGAGCCTCCTCTTGAACTTCTTCTTGAGGCGCATCTTGAACATCTTCAGTATTATTAACCTCCACCTCTGGAGTAGTTTGACTTGCGTCCATATAGCTTTTTTAGTTAGTAAGCCCTAACCACTTATATCCCATAAGTGAAAGGAAAACAGATTAGTTTCTGCCTAAGCTACCCATAAAGGTAGCCAGTGGCAATTACCAAGCGTGCTTAGTTCCGCATTGACAGGTGATAACTTCACCATCTTTAAGCGTGTTTAGGTTGATAACATTACCGCAAATACACTCTCTTTCTCCTGCCTGTTTTACGGTGCTTAAGGTTTGTTTAACTTCTTTAACTTCTTTAACTTCCTGCTTACTTAAATCAATTGATTTTATAGACTTTTTAAACATTTTCTTCTTTTAATTCTTCTTTTAATATCTCAACAGCTTTCTCGCTGTATTCAATGCTATTTATAAGCTCGTTTTTAGCCTTTAAATGGCTTATAAGGGCTATTAGCTCAATATGTGATAACTTACCATACTCGTTGATTAAAGTCGCTGTAATGGCGTTTAAATCGCTTTTAAGGGCATCTAATAGTATTTGGCCACCTTCGCTCTGCTTTACTACCAATATAGCCTTTGCTTTATCTAAGCTATCTTTTATTTCATCCATACTACTTGAACTTTAAACCTGTTTCTTTTTCAACCTGTTTAACTTCATCCTTTAAGGCTTTCATTGCCTTTTTATATGATTTAATACTGTTTTCAATCTGCTTTGAGCTGATGTAGTTATCTTGATATAACCAGACTTCATTACGAGCCTGTTCGTCTAACTTTAATACGTGCTGATGGTTGCGTGATATGTTATCACACTTAGCATCGTGAACCCTTTTAGTTAGCTCAAGCTCTTCAATCTTTTTTAAGCCTTGGTCTAAGGCGTTTTGGAAGTCTTCCTTGTTATAGATAACAACGAAATCTGACTTCTCAATTTGTCCTTTCTTGTTTAGTTTAAACTTCATACTATATTGTTAATGAATTATCTTGTGGTAGCTGTGGTTGTTCTAATGGCATTGCCATAGCTGTTCCGAGCATAGCATCAGTCTTAGCAGTCTCAAACATCCTTGCTTCATTGGCTACTATAATAGGCTCTAAGTTGTCTATATAAGCGGCAATCTCAAAATACTGCTTATTACTAATATCTTCTTTATGGTCCTTTAAATAATCAACCATCTTTTGTTTATATGCGTTGTTAGCCATTTCATTAGGCTCAATAGCTTCACCATTTAATAAGTTTTCAAGGTCCCTATCAGCCTCACTCATTAACTCTTCATCTCCATAGTAAGAAACATCAAGTAATTCTCTAACATCATCCTCGCTTAAACCTGAAATCTTAGCGGACATTTCAAACAACTTCTTTTGATTTACTAACTGATTATTAACCTGAGAAGCAAGGAAGCTTAGTTTAACTGTCTGGTTTCTTAGGCTATTGGTAATTTCAGCGTCAGAAGCCTCTACAATACAAGAATATTCATCACCTTTCTTATAAATATCACGCTTACCAATCATCTTAATCTCAACTCCATTTGGTCCAAGTATCTCAACCGCCACCTTTTTAATTAGGTTATCTTTAACGCCACACTCATATAACTTGGCGAACTTCTTATACCCGAATGAATAAGATTTATTAAGTAATCCAAAGCGGTCAGCAGATGCTTGTTGGTTACCCTCGTAAATACCAACCTTGCCCTCTTCGTCAGCTACTCCAGCAGCACCAGCAGTTACACCAGACGCTCTATCTTGTATAGCTTGAAGTTTATCAAACACTACAATCGGGGTATCAATAGATGGGACTTTGACGAACTGAATAGCTTTATCAATATCAACGCCCTGCTTTACAGGGATAACACCACCCTTACGATATTTAGTTACCTTAGACATATCTTCTATGTCGTTAACCCTAACTAACTTCTGCGGTTTGTTGATAGCCTCTGCGTTATCAAGCATCTGGTTTATGCTGACTTCTTGAGCCATAAACAATTCTCTGGCGTAATCACAATAACCGGGTGTCCAGAACTCTGTTAAATCTGGGAAACAAGCCCAAGACCAGAACGGGAATAAGTCATTAGAGAACATTGTTGATAGCTTGTCACACTTAATCCACTGGCCACCGTCATCCATTAAAATATAGTATCTTACTCCATTATATGTAGTGAACCACTCCCAAAACTTATACTTGTTATCGTTCTTTACATCCTTAACGCCATAAGTAAGCTGGTCATAAGACCTTGAACGTTTGTTTGTTTCTTCTTGGTTGGTTGTTTCAGTATTACCGCCTGACAATAATATGTTTTGAACTGCGTCTTTATGGTAATAACCTTTCTTAACGCCAAGTTCTAAGTCTTTCTTAGTCTTAACCACTCCCCAACGCCCCATATAGTTAGCGGTATCAATATCAATACCTGAAACGCTTGGGTCAATTAAGAAGTCATATACATCAATAGGCTCTAAATAGCTCTCATAACCATCAATACTTGAACTATAATAGGCATACACAGAACGACCGTAGATAATAGCCTGCTTTTTACCTACAATATCTTTCAAATCCCAAAAACCTCTGTCTTGGTCATATTTCTTCAATGAATTGAGCAATTCAACCCTTTTTAACTGACTTGGTTTACGCTTAGTAAACTTAAATGTTAATGGGTTATCAATCTTAGATAGGATGGTATGAACGAACTCCTGCATCTGGCCTAAAGAAACATTAGCACGACTGTCTTCAGTGTTAATCTTCTTACCGTAATACATAGCCTCATTTAAAGACCAGTTACCTATCTTACCACTTTTATATGCCCTCGCAACATCTATCTCATTCTTAGCCTGAGATGCTATTTTGTCAGCTACTAATTTATTTATCACACGTTTAATTTACTTAGATAACTTATTTATAATATCTTGTTTATCTTCTTCTGTTAAAAATATAACGAATTCTTGATTATCAATTGTTAAAAACAAATTATAACCATCAACTGATGTTGCTTTTTTAATATCAATCTGGAAGCTCATATCCCAATTTGTTTAAAGTTTATCTCCGGCTCGTCTTCTATAAAGATAACCGGCGTGCTTGGCCTCAATGAGCTAAATCCGTATCTTACTGCGTCCATTGAATTACTCCACTCGTGTATAGTGTCATCTGGCTCTTGTAATCCTCTGCCACTCTTA